AGGGGGATATGTAAACACAACAGCAGCTATAGATGAAATTCAATTTAAATTCAACTCTGGTCAAATACAAGCTGGTACAATACAGGTATTTGGAGTATTATAATGGCAAACTATTCAGCAATAAAATATAACTTTAATTTACCAACAGGAACAACAAACGGACCAGGAAATAGTCTAGAACTAATTAAAACTTTAACAGCTAGTTCTAGTGCTAATTTAACTTTTGTAAATGGTGCAAGTAGTGTTGTACTAGATGGTACTTACAAAACATATTTATTTAAATTTATAAACATACATCCTCAAACAGACAATACAGACTTTAGTGTGAACTTTAGAGATGGTGGAAGTGACTATGATGCTACTAAAACTACAACTTTCTTTTTTAGTTTTCATGATGAAGCAGATAGCGAGACTGCTTTATCATATAACGCAAATGCAGATGTAGCACAAGGAACAGGAGTTGCAACATTAGTTAAAAATATGGGCAACGATAATGACCAAAATTTTAGTGGTGAAATGATTTTACATGACCCTAGTTCAACTACATTTGTAAAACATTTTACATCAAATATTAATAATACTGAAAGAGCAGATGGTAGTACCCAATGTTTTGCAGCAGGATATTGTAATGTAACAGCAGCAATAGATGCAGTACAGTTTACATCAACATCAGGAAACATAGATTCAGGAACAATTAAACTTTATGGTATTCGATAATGGCAACATATAGTAGTATAGCATACGGAAACATAGGGGCTTTAGGTAATGCTTCTGGTGAAGTTTTACTTCAAACAGTAACGGCTAGTTCTAGTTCTAATTTATCTTTTACAACAGGAATAGATAGCACATATAAAATTTATAAGTTTAAAATTATTGATATACATCCTTCAGAGGACGCAAGACAATTTGGAGTCAACTTTAGAGATGGTGGTAGTAATTATGATGCCACTAAAACAACAACTCTTTTTCAAGCATTCCATGATGAGGGGAATGTAAGTGGAAATGCAGGAGTGGCTTATAACACTGGTGGTGATTTAGCACAGGCTGTACAAGTTGCAAATATAGATAGATTTTTGGGTAATGATAATGACCAATGTTGCAGCGGAGAATTACTTTTATTTGACCCAAGTAGTACTACTTTTGTAAAACATTTTATGTCTAGGGCTGTTACTGCTGAAAGAAGTGATTTTGCTCAACAAGACTTTATGGCAGGATACTGTAATGTTACAGCTGCCATAAACGGAGTTCAATTTAGTATGTCTAGTGGAACCATAGACTCAGGTACAATAAGTATGTATGGAATAAAATAATAAGGAGAAACAATGCCAAGATATCATAATATAAACGGAACTAAAGTACAGTTCACAGACGCTGAAGAAACAGCAAGAGATAATGAAGAAGCAGCATGGGCAAATGCAGCCCCTACAAGAGCTCTCGTAGAATTAAGAACTAGAAGAAATAGACTTCTTGCAGAGACAGACTATTTAGCATTATCAGACGCAACACTTACTGATGCTATGACAACATACCGTCAAGCACTAAGAGATTTACCTAGTGGTAAAGATACTGTTGAAAAATGCGAAGATGCTACATGGCCGACAAAACCATAGTATTATCTATTTTTCTATATTATAAATAGTAATAAAGATAGGAATTTCACTAATGGCAACAATACAGAATATTACTATTGACCAGGATGCTGATTTTACAGAAACGCTAACAATCAAAGATTCAACGGGAACAGTAGTAGATTTAACAGGACAAACAATCACTAGTAAATTGAGAAAAACTCATTTATCATCTAGTGCTACATCATTTACTACAGCAGCCGTAAGTGCAACTGATGGCACCTGTTCAATTACATTAACTGACACAGTAACAGCAGCGTTAAGCGAAGGACGATATGTGTGGGACTTAACAACCACAGATGGTAGTGGTATAGTCACTAGAAGAATCGAAGGAAGAGCTACAATAACTCCAAGTGTAACTAGATAGTTCATGTCTAATAACTCAACCCAACAATATATTGACGGTGAGAAAAGTTTTTTAAACGGAATTTTAAAAGAACCATTAGGTGTTATTACTGAAACCCTAATTGAAGGACAAGTCGGCGATATCGATATCGATTTAGATATTGAAAAAAAGATTAGACAACTTCAAGAACAAAAGTTTGAAAAGGGTATTAAAAATGTATTACCAAAAGAAATTGATATTCTAGAAAACAAATTAGGTAGTTTCTTATCTAGTGTACAAATAGAAAAAAAACAGTTAGAAGAAAATGTTAAACAAAAAGAAATTAACATTGAAGCATTAGAAAATCTATTTTCTACTTTAACAAAAGAAAAAGAAAAAGTCTCTGAAGAAATCAAAGTAGAACCCGAAGAAGAAATCAAAGAAGATGTCATTGAGATATCAGATAACAAAATTAAAGAAGAAGTAAAAACTACTTCAGGTATTTTAGATTATCTAATACCCAAAAAAGTAGAATATGAAGAAGGCATAATAGACAAAGTATATAATCAAATTTCAGAAATGAAAGTTGCTAATAATTTAGAGAAAGAAAAGATATCTAAACTTAGATCAATTGACACTTTAGATAAACTTGCTGAAGAATTTTTAAGATTTAGAAACATTACATCTGTTCAACTATCTACACTCGGTGGCGGTGGTTCTACAAGAATACTTGATAATGATGATGTTGATATTTCATCTATTGGTGATGGTAAGATATTAGAATATAACTCGACTACTAAAAAGATGGAGTTCGTTTCAAGTGGTGATTCTGTTAATAACTTAGAAGTTTTAGGATCGATTACATTTGAAGGGTCAACTGCTAACGACTTTGAAACTACTTTTAATGTTATTGACCCAACAGCAGATAGAACAATATCTTTACCCAATGTATCAGGAACTCTACCTGTGTTGGCAGCAGTAAGTACTACTCAAATAACAGCAACACCAGAAGAACTAAATTTTAGTGACGGAGTAACAGGTAATATACAGACACAATTAGACGCAAAATCAACGAAAGCCTTTGCAATTGCCCAGGCTGTCGCATTAGGATAAGTATAAATAGTATTACAAGGAAAAAATTATGGCAGTCCCAAACACAAAAGCAACATTAAAAGAATACTGTTTAAGATCACTAGGTAAACCTGTGATAGATATAAATGTTGACGAAGATCAAATAGACGATAGAATAGATGAAGCAATACAATACTTTGCTCAATATCATGTTGATGGTGTTGAAAGAATGTATTTAAAATATCTAGTAACTGAGGCTGATATTACTAGAATGACAACTGATAGTACTGAATCAATAACTGATAATTCTGTCACAACATCATGGAAAACATCTAATAATTTTCTTGTAGTTCCTTCGTCTGTTATTTCTGTTGTCAATATATTCTCTTTATCTGATAGAGCGAACTTAAATATATTTGATGTTAGATATCAATTAAGACTAAACGACTTATACGACTTTTCATCTACAAGTATTGTTCATTATGAAATGACAATGAGACACTTAGATTTTCTTGACCACATATTAGTGGGAGAAAAACCAATAAGATTCAATCAACTATCAAACAAACTATTCATAGATATGGATTGGAAAACAGATATTACAGCAGGTGAACATTTAATTTTTGAAGTTTATCGTGAATTAGATCCTGATACTCATACTGATATGTATGATGATCTTTATTTAAAAAGATATGCAACCACTTTGATAAAAAGACAATGGGGTCAAAATCTTTCTAAGTTTTCAGGTACTGCTATGTTAGGAGGAGTAACTCTTAACGGACCTGAATTATTTTCTACTGCGATTGCCGAACAACAAAGATTAGAAGAAGAAATTAGAAGTAATTACGAAGAACCTGCCCATATGCAACAAGGATAAATAAATGCCAACAAATGTCTATTTCGACACAGGCACAACATCTGAGCAAAGACTATATGAAGATTTAATTATAGAACAGCTTAAGATATACGGCCAAGATGTCTATTACTTACCGAGAAAGATTGCCAACAAAGATACAATCTTTGGTGAAGATCCTGCAAGCTCGTTTGATGATTCTTATATCATTGAAATGTATGTAGATAATACTGGTGCATATATGGGCGAAGAAGAAATTATTAAAAAGTTTGGTTTAGAACTAAGAGATGATATTACATTTACTGTTTCTAAATTAAGATGGGAAACTTTAGTAGGTAATAATTCAGACTTAGTTGCTGAAAGACCACAAGAAGGTGATTTAGTTTATTTTCCTACAACAAGAGCATTCTTTGAAATACAGTTTGTAGAACACGAACAACCTTTCTATCAACAAAGTGCTTTACCAACTTACAAGTTATCATGTACTAAATTTGAGTATAGTTCAGAAAGAATCGATACAGGTATTGCTGAGATTGATAGTACCGAAGATTCGTTATCAACTGACACAATGAACTTCCAGTTTACTTTAGAAAA